TACGGCAATCAAGACTGATGGAACTCTATGGTCTTGGGGTTATAATTTTTTTGGTGCACTTGGAGATAGTACAATTGTTAATAAATCTAGTCCTGTCCAAACCATAACAGGCGGAACCAATTGGAAATATTTAACTACTAATCAATTTGCATCTTATGCAATAGACGCCAGTGACAATTTATTAGTTTGGGGTAGAAATAATTTTGGACAGATGTTACTTCCCTCAGTTGCAGAAAATAAATCTAGTCCAGTCCAAACTATAGCAGGCGGAACTAACTGGAAACAGGTTGCATGTGGATATAGACATACTAATGCAATCAAGACTGATGGAACCTTATGGGCTTGGGGAAGTAATGGTTATGGTCAACTAGGTGATAGTACAAGTACTAATAAATCTAGTCCAGTCCAAACCATAACAGGTGGAACCAACTGGAGTAAGGTTGCAGGTGGATATAGACATACTACGGCAATCAAGACCGATGGAACCATGTGGACCTGGGGTTGGAATTTATATGGTCAACTAGGTAATAATACAACTGCTGATAAATCTAGTCCAGTCCAAACTATAACAGGCGGAACTAATTGGAAACAGGTTGCATGTGGATCTGATCATACTACGGCAATCAAGACTGATGGAACCATGTGGACCTGGGGTTATAATTTATACGGTCAACTAGGTGATAATACACTTATTACTAGATCTAGTCCAGTCCAAACTATAGCAGGCGGAACCAATTGGAGTCAGGTTGCGTGTGGATATAGACATACTACGGCAATAAAGACTGATGGCACCCTATGGACTTGGGGTAGGAATCAATATGGTGCACTAGGAGATAGTACACTTACTAATAAATCTAGTCCAGTCCAAACTATAACAGGCGGAACCAATTGGAAACAGGTTACTGCTGGATATCAACATACAATGGCAACACAATATTCAGACATATAACAGGTATATAAAATGGCATATTTAATTATAGAAAAATTACACGATGGAACAGATTATGTTCTTCTTGGTCCGATGAATTGGAGACCTTCATATTTCCAAAGTTGTCTTAGAGATGACTTAGAAATTGATTTCAAAGTTCCTCTATCAAATGACACAAATGAGGCAATTATTGTTAATGAAATAGCAAGAATTATTCCTGTTACTGATATTGGTATTACTGGAGATTATAATCCAAAAATTCATCACCTAGTTGGTCCTTTTTATAATATTTCTGAAACATCCGCAGAAATGTATCATACGGTTCAAGATAAACCAATTGATGTTGTTAAGCAAGAATTAAAATCAATTATTGCATCAAATAGATATAAATATGAAATAATGGGTATTACAGTTAATGTCCAAGATAAAGATATATCCTTATTTACTACTAGAGAAGATAGAGGTTTATATCTTCAAGCATATCAATTAGGAACAGATGGTGTTAATTGGAAATTTGGTACTGAATTCTTAACATTATCTAATATTGAATTAGGCACAATAGTACAAGCAATTATATTACATGTCCAATCAGCGTTTGATTGGGAAGCAAATAAAATAATAGAAATAGATTCAATGTTAACATTAGAAGATTTAAATAATGCCAGTTTAGTCTCAGATAATATTGTTTGGGAACCTATTCCTTTTCAAATGGATTTAAATACACCATATGGCCGATAATCAATTTAAAAGTAATTTCATAGACGGACCAAGTGACAATTTTCTATATGGTTGGGGTAGAGATAATTATGGTCAACTTGGTGATAGTACAGTTACTGATAAATCTAGTCCAGTCCAAACCATAACAGGTGGAACCAATTGGAAACAGATTGCATGTGGATATTATCATACTACGGCAATCAAGACTGATGGAACCCTATGGGCTTGGGGTAATAATACTTATGGTAACCTTGGTGATAGTACAATTACTGCTAATAAATCTAGTCCAGTCCAAACTATAGCAGGTGGAACCAACTGGAGTCAGGTTGCAGGTGGATATAAACATACTACGGCAATCAAGACCGATGGAACCCTATGGACCTGGGGTTATAATGGTTATGGTCAACTAGGTGATAGTACAGTTGCTCAGAGATCTAGTCCAGTCCAAACCATAACAGGCGGAACCAATTGGAGTCAGGTTGCGTGTGGATATAGACATACTACAGCAATCAAGACTGATGGCACCCTATGGACCTGGGGTTCTAATTGGAATGGTCAACTAGGTGATAATACAGTTGCTGATAAATCTAGTCCAGTCCAAACCATAACAGGTGGAACTAATTGGAAACAAGTTTCTGCTGGATATGGATATACAACTGCAATAAAGACTGATGGAACCCTATGGACTTGGGGTCAGAATACTTATGGTGAACTAGGTAATAGTTGGTATTATGTATCTCAATTAAATGTTCCAACAAGCGTAATAACATCTTCTTTAGGTTCATCTTTAAATCTATTAAATCAATTTTCTTTAGCAAAACATTTTGGTCTTATAAAAACCGATGGAACCCTATGGACTTGGGGAAGTAATACTTATGGTCAACTAAGCGATAATACAGTTACTTCTAAATCTAGTCCAGTCCAAACCATAACAGGCGGAACCAATTGGAAACAGGTTGCAGGTGGAGGTTATTATACTGCAGCAATCAAGACCGATGGCACCCTATGGACTTGGGGTAGGAATCAATATGGTGGACTAGGTGATAATACATTTACTAATACATCTAGTCCAATCCAAACCATAGCAGGAGGAACTAACTGGAGTCAGGTTGCATGTGGATCTGATCATACTACAGCAATCAAAACTGATGGAACCCTATGGGTTTGGGGTCGAAATGATTTTGGTTTACTAGGTGATAATACAATTTCTCATAAATCTAGTCCAGTCCAAACCATTACCGGTGGAACCAATTGGAGTCAGGTTGCATGTGGATATTATCATACTACGGCAATCAAGACTGATGGGACATTATGGACTTGGGGTTATAACAGTAATGGTCAACTAGGTGATGGTACACAGACTGCTAAATCTAGCCCAGTCCAAACAATTGCAGGTGGAACCAACTGGAAACAGGTTACTGGTGGATATGGTCATACTACGGCAATCAAGACTGATGGCACCCTATGGTCTTGGGGTCGTAATGTTAATGGCGAACTAAGTGATGGTACAAGTACTAATACATCTAGTCCAATCCAAACCATAGCAGGTGGAACCAATTGGAGTCAGGTTGCAGGTGGAGCTTATCATAATATGGCAATCAAGACCGATGGCTCCCTATGGACTTGGGGTCATAATACTTTTGGTCAACTAGGTGATAGTACAATTACTAATAAATCTAGCCCAATCCAAACTATAACAGGCGGAACTAACTGGAAATATTTAACAACTAATGCATCTGCATCTTATGCAATAGACACCAGTGATAATTTATTAGTTTGGGGTGATAATAGTAACGGGCAGATGTTATTACCAAATTCATTAGAAGATAGATCAAGTCCTGTCCAAACCATAACAGGTGGAACCAATTGGAGTCAGGTTGCTTGCGGACATATGCATACTACTGCAATCAAGACCGATGGCACCCTATGGACTTGGGGTTATAATCCTAATGGTGCACTAGGTGATAGTACAATTACTGCTAAATCTAGCCCTGTCCAAACCGTAGCAGGTGGAACCAACTGGAGTCAGGTTGCAGGTGGATATAGACATACTACGGCAATCAAGACTGATGGAACCCTATGGACTTGGGGTTATAACATTAATGGTCAACTAGGTGATGGTACACAGACTACTAAATCTAGCCCTGTCCAAACCGTAGCAGGTGGAACCAATTGGAAATATTTAACTATTGGACAATCCGCATCTTATGCTATAGATGCAAGTGATAATTTATTAGTTTGGGGTAGAAATGATTATGGTCAACAATTACTGCCAAATAATGCGGATAAATCTAGTCCTGTCCAAACTATAACAGGTGGTACCAATTGGAGTCAGGTTACAGGTGGATTTCGTCATACTACGGCAATCAAGACTGATGGGACCTTATGGACCTGGGGTTATAACAGTAATGGTCAACTAGGTGATAGTACAGTTGCTCAGAGATCTAGTCCAGTCCAAACTATAGCAGGCGGAACCAATTGGAGTCAGGTTGCGTGTGGATATAGACATACTACGGCAATAAAGACTGATGGCACCCTATGGACTTGGGGTTATAACAGTAATGGTCAACTAGGTGATAATACAACTGCTAATAAATCTAGTCCAGTTCAAACCATAACAGGCGGAACTAATTGGAGTCAGGTTGCATGTGGATATTATCATACTACGGCAATTAAGACAGATGGAACTTTATGGACTTGGGGTTATAATAATTGGGGTCAACTAAGTGATAATACAATTGTTGCTAAATCTAGTCCAGTCCAAACCATTACAGGCGGAACCAACTGGAAACAGGTTGCATGTGGATATAATCATACTACGGCAATCAAGACCGATGGAACCCTATGGACCTGGGGTTATAACAGTAATGGTCAACTAGGTGATAATACAATTGTTGCTAAATCCAGTCCAATCCAAACCATTGCAGGTGGAACCAATTGGAAACAAGTCTCTGGTGGCCGTTATCATACTATGGCAACAAAGACCGATGGCACCCTATGGGCTTGGGGTTATAACAGTAATGGTACACTAGGTGATAGTACACTTACTAATAAATCTAGTCCAGTCCAAACCATTACAGGCGGATATAATTGGAGCCAACTTTCTACAGGATTCGGTAATTCCAGTGCTGCAATTTTTAGTACATCAGCTCCTATTGTAACAAAAGTAATTTCTAATACTTCTGATTTAGGTGATTTATTGGTACCGAGAGATATCTTTTCTGAAGGTGGATTATGGGGCTGGGGTAGAGATAATTATGGTCAACTAGGTGATAGTACATTTACTCATAAATCTAGTCCAGTCCAAACCATAGCAGGCGGAACCAACTGGAAACAGGTTGCATGTGGATATAGTCATACTGCTATAATAAAAACTGATGGAACCTTATGGGCTTGGGGTCAGAATGGTTATGGTCAACTAGGTGATAGTACAGTTGTTCAGAGATCTAGTCCAGTCCAAACAATTGCAGGTGGAACCAACTGGAAACAGGTCTCTGGCGGAATTTATCATACTACGGCAATAAAGACTGATGGAACTTTATGGACTTGGGGTTATAACAGTAATGGTGCACTAGGTGATAGTACCGTTGCTGATAAAAGGAGTCCAGTTCAAACTATAACAGGTGGAACCAACTGGAAACAAGTCTCTGGTGGAGGTTATCATACTACGGCAATCAAGACTGATGGCACCCTATGGGCTTGGGGAAGTAATGCTTTTGGTGCACTAGGTGATAGTACAGTTACTGATAAATCTAGTCCTGTCCAAACTATAACAGGTGGAACCAACTGGAAACAAGTCTCTGGTGGAGGTTATTATACTATGGCAACAAAGACCGATGGAACCCTATGGACTTGGGGTCGTAATGTTAATGGTCAACTAGGTGATAATACACTTACTACTAGATCTAGTCCTGTCCAAACTATAGCAGGTGGTACCAATTGGAGTCAGGTTGCATGTGGACAATTACATACTACGGCAATCAAGACCGATGGGACATTATGGACTTGGGGTAGAAATAGTGAGGGTCAACTAGGTGATAGTACAGTTACTGATAAATCTAGTCCAGTCCAAACCATTACTGGCGGAACTAATTGGAAACAAGTTGCTGGCGGAGCTTATCATACAACGGCAATCAAGACCAATGGAACTCTATGGACATGGGGTTATAATGGTTATGGTCAACTAGGTGATAGTACAGTTACTGATAAATCTAGTCCAGTCCAAACCATTACTGGCGGAACTAATTGGAAACAAGTTGCAGGTGGAAATTATCATACAATGGCAGTAAAAGACGATATGTAACATCTTAAATCTCTTATATATAAGTTGTGAACTTAACTATGAGAGATTTAAATGGACAAAAAATATTATTTTATTACAGGGTTGCCTCGTTCTGGGACAACCCTCCTTTCTACAATCCTAAATCAAAATCCTAAATTTCAAGCAAGTATTTCAGGACCACTTGCAAGATTTACTAGAGCTATTATAGAACAATCATCAGCAATGTCAGGTTATCGACATCAATGCCCTGCGGAAAAAAGAAAGAAGATAATCCAAGGTGTGTTTGATAATTATTATGATGATCCTACCAAAGAAGTTTTCTTTGATACAAATCGAGGTTGGGGTCTTCTAACTCCTTTTATCAAAGACCTGTATCCCAATACAAAATTAATTATATGTGTACGAGATCTAAATTGGGTTCTTGATTCTTTCGAACAACTATACAGAAAAAATCCATACGATAAAAATCTAATGATACCTGATGAATGGGCAACTACAGTCTATTCTCGTTGTGATTATCTGATGCAAGAAAGTTCTACTGTAGGATTCGCATACCTTGCCTTAAAGCAAGCAATAACTTCTGCTGAAAAGAATATGATTATGCTAGTTGAATATGAACAACTATGCAAAAATCCTGAAGGTATGATGAAAGCGATATATAACTTTATTGACCAACCATTATATTCACATAATTTTAATGAAGTTGAATCTTCTTATGATGAATTTGATGATGACGTTAATGTTAAAGGACTGCATACTACAAGGAAAAAGGTAGAGTGGATTGAAAGACAATCTATTTTACCACCCGATATTATTCATAAATTTAGTGGAATGGAAGTGTGGCGTTAATATGAAAAAAACTATATCATTTGTAACACTAGGGTTACAATTTAATGGAAACTCTTTAGTCGAAAAATCTCTAGGTGGTTCTGAATCAGCAATGATTTATATGGCCCGTGAACTTGCTAAACTTGGCAATGAAGTGACCGTGTACTGTGATTGCGATAAACCAGGAACCTATGAAGATGTAGATTACCGTAGTTATGAATTGTTTAATAATGATGAAAAATGCCAAACAGATGTTTGCATTGTTTCTAGATATACAGAATTCCTAGCAAGACCTATAGATTCAAAATTAAATATTTTATGGACTCACGATATCTATATCGATAATCCTAAATTTGCTATGGGAGTAGCGGATAAAATATTTTGCTTATCAGATTACCATAAGAAATTCTTTCAAAAATCTTATGAGTTAGAAGATGATGCGTTCTGGATAACATCAAATGGATTTGATAAATCTCTAGTATCTGAAGTAATACCATTTGATAAGAAGAAAAATAACTACATTTATTCAGCAAGATATGAACGGGGTCTTGTTAAATTACTTGAAGATATTTGGCCAAACATTGTATCAGAAAACCCTGATGCTAAATTGCATATTTGTGGTTATCAAAATGCTATGGCGAACTATCAGGAAGGAGATACATTTTATGAGGTCTTCAAAAGATCAACTGAGTTATTGAAATCTTCTAAAAATATAATTGATCAAGGCACCTTATCAAAGAAAAATTATTATAATTTGCTTAATGAATGTGCTTATATGATCTATCCAACAGATTGTATAGGAGAAACTTCGTGTATTAATGCTATGGAAGCTCAAGCATCAGGTTGTCTTGTCGTCACAACAGATGATTATGCCTTAGCAGAAACAGTTAAATCAGATACAAAAGTAAAGATAGACAAGGATTATGATAAGAATTTCTTAAACTTATTAGAAAAGTTTAAAGGTAATACTTATGAACAAGAAGTCCTTAAAGCAAAAGAATTGATCCAACCTTTCGAATGGGGAACTGTTGCTAAATCTTGGGATGCTAAAATCGATGAAATGTTTATCGAAAGAAGTTCTAATAATAAAGAAGCTATTCTAGATCAACTTGAAATTTATTCAGATTTGGTTGCAGCAAAAACTTTATCGGGTTATAAAAAATATTCAGATCTAATTGATATCTGTAATTTTGATAATGTTGAAGACCATGCATATATTAATGGTGGTAGAAATAACTGTGAAAGAATCGATATCATCTTAGATGAAATGAAACATATTTTACCATTACATTCTCGTAATATTAGTGTTTTAGATATAGGTTCTTATGATGGATGTGTATCAGTTCCATTGTTAGAAAAATATTCAATGTATATCAAAAAATTATATGCATACGACTATTGTTTAGATGCATTAAATCAATTTGAATCTACATACAAAGAAGAGTTCAAACAAATTGAAACTATTCGCGATAATGTATTGAATATTGATAAGCATGATCTAGATGTAAATGTTGTTGTTATAGCTGAGTTGATAGAACATGTTGAAGATACAGTTTCTTTCCTAACTAAACTTATGACTCTAGTAAAAGATAAATGTACTTTTGTTTTTACTACACCCGTAGGTCCTTGGCAAAATTTAGATAAAGATAACAAACATATAGAACATCTTCATCATTTTGAAATGAACGATATTAAAGAAATCTTTAAGGAAACTAATCTAACGATTAAGGCGATTAAACAAAAACAAACTGGTAGAAGAGGCGAACCATTATATCATTTCGTGTATTACTTTACTGTTGAAAAGGATAATATCCCTACATTCCATAAACCAAACTATCAAGATAAATTTATAAAGACTCGTCCTTATAAAAAGATATCGGCTAGTATGATTGTTAAGAATGAAGAAGATAATTTATCTAGATGCTTAAAATCTATCTATAAGTTAGTTGATGAGATTATCATTGTTGATACTGGTAGTACAGACGATACTAAACGAATTGCTTCTAAATACACTGATAAGATTTATGATTATAAATGGGAAGAAGATGATGGGTTAGGTAACTTTTCTGCTGCAAGAAATTATAGTTTAAGTAAATGTACTGGTGATTACATACTTTGGATGGATGCTGATGAAGAATTAATCAATGGTAGATCATTACTTCAGTTTATTACATCAGATTATTACAATAGTATATTGGTAAGTCAAAAACATTGTATAGTCTATGGAGATCCTAATTCATATGATCCACCATACCATGATAGATTATTTAAGAATAATGGTATCTACTTTACTGGAGTGGTTCATGAATATCCAACGACAGATGAAGGTTGGATTAGTAAATGTTTATTCCAAGATCTATCGTTTATTGCACATTATGGAACTATTAATAGACCTGTAAGAAATGAGAAAATTGAAGATCGTTATTTTGATTTGATTGTTAAGAACTATAGACAACGACCTGATTTTACTATGGCGCAATATTATTACATGGGTTTATTGTGTGCAATTGTTCAGAAAACTGGAGATTTAACCAAGTTAGAAGAGATATTTGATTTGTGGTATAACAAATTAATACCTACAGAAGATACTTGGTTGTTGAAAAATGGCGCAGGGTTTATACAAGGTCTTTATGAGGTAATGTATACCAATAAGGTAATAGATTTACCATTTGGTAAATTAGAAGCCAGACAATTCAAAAATGAGTTAGATATTGAGATGAATATATTAGGCACATCTGAAAAGGAATTTAACTTATTTTTGGATATATTTTCACATAAAAAAATTACAAGATGATTTTTAAAGACTGCGGTACTTGTACCGCATGTTGTGATGGTTGGATGTTAGCGAATGCATACGGAAATGTATTCGGTAACGGATCACCTTGTAAATTCCTGTGTGATAAAAAATGTTCTATATATAATACGAGACCTAAAGTTTGTTCTACTTATCAATGTGCATGGAGCCAAGGATTATTTCCTGATTGGATGCATCCATTAGAAAGCAATGTTATGATAAGTGTCGAATTTGATCTCGATAAGAAACAGTTTTTAAAGATAATAGAACTTGGGGTTGTTATAAGAAAAGACGTGTTAGATTATATTGAAACTTGGGTATTAGAAAATAATACATATTATAAATTAGTAAGAGGCGAAAAATGAAAATTAATATTGGTGGCGGTTTTAAAAGATATGAAGGATTTTTAAATTTAGATGCAGATCCTTTAACATCTCCAGATTATCTGGTTAAATTGGGTGTAGATACATTACCCTTTGAAGATAATTCTGTCGATGAAGTACGTGCATATCATATTTTAGAACATATTGGTGATGGCTTCTTTCAATTAATGAAAGAGATTTATCGTGTTTGTAAAGACACGGCAATTATTGATATCCAAGTTCCACATCATAGAAGTGAAATTTTTTATGGAGATCCTTCTCATGTAAGATTTGTTACTATTGATAACATGAGATTGTTTAGTAAAAGATATAATAAATGGCATATAGAACAATGGAATAGTTCTTCAGGTTTTGGTTTACCATTAGATGTAGATTTTGAAATTATCGAATTTGATTTTCTAGTTGATGATTTCTGGAAACCAAGATTTGCTAAAATGACTCAAGAAGAAATCACTGAGGTATCTAGAAACTTTAATAATGTATATGGCGAAACTCATATGAAATTAATGGTGATGAAAGATGCTTGAGCAATTAGTAAATTATCTTGTAGGTCATGGTGAAAAGAAACAAGCAATTTCCTTGTTAGACACTATGCATAAACATGCTTGGCAATTTACTGAATATGATGATTTAGCAAAATGCTATTTTAAACAAAAGGAATATCCTAAAGCTATTGTATGTTCTGAACGCGCATTAATAACTTCATATACTAATGAAAGAATATGGACTGCACGTACAAATTTGATTAATGTTTATAACCATGCTAATGAACCAGAATTAGCGCTTAAATACATTAAGCAAGCATTAAAATCAATTCCAGATGATGTTGATACAAAATTAGAAAAGGCCTATTCACATTTTCTAATGAATGAAAGAGATAAAGCTGAAGAAATTCTACATGATGTATTGTTAAATGCTAAAAATTTATCTGAAGAATATGTTACTAAAATCAAGTTTAATCTTGGTACATATTATTTGTATAGAGATGAGTTCCAAAAAGGATTAAATTTATTTCTAGAAGAAGGTAAAAAGTTAGATTATTGGCAAAAAGCAAAACTTCCATTCAAATATTGGGAAGGTGGAATTCAACCTGGAAAGACTATAATCTTGTTTGCTGAAGCAGGAATTGGTGATGAGATAATCAATGTAAGGTTTATGAAGTATCTTACTGATTATGGAATGAACCCAATTTGGCTGACTGATAGAAAAGATATGGCAGAAATATTTAACCGTAATGGTTTTAAAACTATTACCAGTAAAAAAGATATCCCACAAGAAGAAGATTTATTGTGGACTTATCCAATGAATATGCCTACATCTTTAAGTTTAGATTATACAAATCTATGGTATGGACCATACATTAAATCTTCAGAAGTATATGATGCAAAATATGAATGGATGAAATCTGATAAAAAGAAAATTGGTATTAGATGGCAAGGTAATCCTGATTATGACAATGACTTACATAGATCAGTTCCATTAAAAGAGATTTATGAGTCTGTTAAACATATAGATGCAGAGTTTTATAGTTTACAACGTGATGTTGGATTGGAAGAAATGGTTGATTTTCCAGGATTAATTCCAATGCATGAATACATGGAATCCTTTGATGATACTTTGTCTATAATGAATAATTTGGATATAGTTATTACAACATGTACATCAGTTGCGCACGGAGCTGCAGCAATGGGTAAGAAAACTTGTATCTTTATTCCTATTTCTGCATATTATACTTGGTCTCATTCAACGAAACAATCTCCTTGGTACGGTGATAATGTTACTTTGTTAAGACAAGAAAAACCAAGAAGATGGGATGAACCTCTAAAAGAACTAAAAGATATTTTATGATATACACTTTTGGGGATAGCTTTACTTGGGGTTGGAACTTTTTCATTGATGCTGATATAAATGAAGAGCAAAGAAAAGAATTAATTTGGCCTAATGTATTATCTCAAAAATTAGGCATGCCATTAACAGATTATTCTCTTCCTGCCTCAAGTAACTGGAGGATTGCTAGAATATTGCAATCCATCCCTTTAACAAAAGATGATATTGTATTAATAGGTTGGACTGCTCCGTCACGATTTGAATTTGGTCTTGCGGATGATTATGATATTGAATCTAATCATCCTGATATTAATTATAGAATAACAGATTTAAATGAAGATGTTGGTGGAATTAGAACAAAAAGAATGTCATATCATTTAATGGATTCTACAACCTGTCAATATGCTAAGCAATTTATGTGGGGAGCATTTGGACCGTTTAATTCTAGTGTATGGTATCAAGAAATGTTTAAAGTAATGTTTACTTCTTGTGAACAGGTATTAAATAAATCTGGTTGCAAATGGTTGGCATTTGATGTATGGTGCGATCAATGTGAAGACTCTCATTTTATAGAAGAAGAAAGATATATTTTAAGAGGAACCAATTTATTAAATGCTTCCAGAGGCATTAAAGGTAAAAAAACTGATAAAGAATACTGGAACAAAGAAGAACATATTAATGTAGCAGATTTATTAATAAAAGAGTTAGGATATGAATTTAATAATAGTTGATGATTTTTTACCTTATCCTAACGTTGTTAGAACTTGGGCTTTGGATCAAATGTTTTATTCAGCGGAGGAAATTACCAAGATTAATTCAGGTGAAAATACCTGGCCAGGATTAAGAACAAATAATGTTAATGATTTAGATATGGGATATGCTAATATGGTATTATCTAGAATTTCTTATCTTGTTCAATCTTCTTTTGGGTTAACTGAAAACTTATCAATTAGTAGCAGTTTTCAGTTAACCAAAGAATCAGATGGAGATAGTTGGATTCACATGGATAATAATGTTCAAATTGCCGGTATTCTTTATTTAACTCCAGATGCACCTATTGATGCTGGAACTACTATATACACAGGTCATCCACATGTAGAAAGAGATATTGTAGGTAATGTGTTTAATAGACTTGTATTATATAAGGCAACTGAATTTCATAAATCTACAAAATATTTTGGAGATACACTTGAAAATAGTAGATTAACTCAAGTGTTTTTTATAAACCAAGAATAATTCAACTTCTTCATCAATAGATAATCCAAATGGTATTTTTATATCATAATTAGTCGGAATTTGGAATAGAAGATTGGTATCTTTATATACACTTTCTTCTATTCTATCTACCCATATCAAGATGTCAGGATTAAATATATTACGCATTTCTTGAAGTGGTGCAACAAAATCTACAATAACGTCTCCAAAACAAGTATTAGCTAAATCTCGCATACGTCGACTTTGTCTAATTCTACCTTCTAAACTAAAATCCCAATCATCAAACTGTTCTCTTATTGCATCAGCGTTAAACCAATCACAATTTAACTTTTCTTGTAATGCCTTTGCAAGAGCCGTTTTACCTGATCCAGGTAATCCCATAATTAATATTTTCATATATCAAAATATTCTAATTTAAAAGTATTGGCACATTCTTCATATCCTATATACCCTCTTGGATTACATAATACATTACATGTACCTACATAATAATTACTTTTATTATGTAAATGACCGTGGATCCAAGTTTTAATATTAGGTCTATCTTTTATAAACTGCTCGAGATTAGAACAAAATCCACCATTCATAATAGTTTCATTTATAAATCTAGGATCTGTAGATTTAAATGAAGGAGAATGATGAGTAACTACTATCACATTTTTATCACTATGTATGGTAGACATTAAATCAATATAATCTGTAGTTTCTTTAAAAATATCTAAAGCATCCTCAGGAGTAAATCTAGTGTTAGACTTTTTAATAATTCTAAAATCATTCAGCATTTTTCTAATACTATGGATAGTTTCTAAATCTTCTCCATTCATATCTGTCCACATAGTACCACCAATAAATGCAACATTATCAATAATTAATACTTCATTTTCCAATAAATGAAAGTTACTATTGTATTTAAGAAATGAAGTAATATTGTTATACGTGTTCATAATATCTGAACTGTAACTTTCATGGTTACCACATACCATAATAACTTGTGGAAATTCTTTACAACAGTCAGTTATGAACTTATGGATTTTATTTGACCTATACAAAAGCCATTCCGCAGTTTTATTTTTATTGAGTTCTTCTAAATCATATGTAACAAATATATCCCCGGCTAATATTAAAACATCTGCCTTTTCTGTATTTTCAAGTTCTAATATTCCTCTTTCAATATGTAAATCTGAGCAATACGCTATTCGTAATTTTTTTATATTTGTATTTTTCATTAATATCTCATAGTTAAATCTTATGATAAAGGTAATCTTAGTAAATATTTTCCAGAACTAAAAAAATATTATTAAAAAATACTCTCAAACTCATCACAAACATCTTTTTTAAATCTGGCAATAATGTCCATTGCCTCTAATATATCTTCATCGGTTGCTTCAGGGTATAAGGTATGCAATTTTCCCTTACCCATACTTTGTAGTTCAGCATAAGTATAATCCTTTTTATCAGAAACATGCCATAATGATAATACTTGTTCTTCCTTAAGAGAATCTTCTTCACTACTATTATTATAAAAACTGTACCAATTAGAAGTAGACCAGCGTGTGTAACTCATTATATTTTCCTATAAACAGAAAGTTTTATTATAGATCTATTATATCATAGTTTTAGATTATGTAAACAAGTATTATCCTGGATGATTATCAGAAGTACATAAAGAAGGATTTGCAGAAAAAGAAGAACATGGAGACTGCGAAGAAATCTCCATGTTCATATAGAGGAATAAAAGAACTGCCAATAAAATTAGTGGTATTGCTTTCATAATGCACCTATTAGGTTTTATTATGATTTATTTATTTCATTAATACAGGGTTAGAACGGTGTCTACTACTAGTACCATTATAACTAATAAAATTAAAAAACTTAAACCAAGCGTAATTATAATTAATTTGTCTTTTTTCATGGCATATCCTGAATAACGGTAACTATAATACCAAATATTGTACCAACTGCTATACACATGTATAGTTTGATTATGAACATATTTAGTTCTTTCATTTCTTCCCCTTTAAATGTCTATTATTTTCGTGCCAGTTATCTCTTTCTCTGCTTCCACTGTTCCGCCAAACTATGAAAATAAAAAGCCATAAATAGCAAAGCATCATAATCCATACTATAAGACATGTCATAATTATTTAATATTTATAAATGGAGTTGCTGCTCCAGGTATCATAGTTGTAGGTAATTGTCCTGACCACTTTTCAATAGCATTCAATTGAATGACTAATGGGTTCTCGGCAATCGCTTTTCCTTTTAAGACAATTGATTGTGCTTCGGCATTTGCTCTTAGTAAAGTTGATTCAGCATCACCTCGTGCTTCTTGAATCTTCTTCTCCGCTTCTGCCTTAGATTGTTGAATTTCTTGTTCACGTTGTGCAGTTAATTGCGTAGCTTGTGCCTTTCTGTTAATTGATTCAACAATAGATGGAGGTAGTCGCATTTCTCCCATCCAATTAATTTTTTCAACAATAATACCAATGTCATTGACTTGTGATCTAACTAATGTTTCAACATCTTTGATTAAATCAGATTTTCCTTCGCCATAGATTGTTTCAATTGACCTAGTAGAGGCCTCTTTAACTAATGCATCCCTGACCATATTTCTTAGATATATATCTGAAATTTCATTAATACCTTTGCGATATTTTTGAAACACAACTGATACTTTATCAGCTTTAATAGAATATGTGATGCCAATATCAGCATTAACATTCATTCCATCTTTATCTTGAAAAGAAATAGATTCATCACGGTCAGCAGTTTTAATCCATGATTCGTTCTGTGAATAAGTAGGAAAAATAAACAACTCGTCATTCCAACCTAACCATACACGTCCTGTATTTAATTCTTCAGAATCTACACCTTTACTACCACCTAACTTATGTACAAGAATACCAACATTTCCAACTGGCACATTGTCACACCCAGTTAATAATGGTAATACGATTGCTACTATTGCTAATAATAATTTCTTCATTTGTCAAGTACCCATCCTGTATAAACATAACTAAAAGGAACCATTAATGTTCCCACGATAATACCACTTACTACAAGCAAGTCTGATTCTGCTGAAAATAGATATGGTAGTACACCACCTATTACAATGATTGTTATTACACATCCCAATACAATTTTAAAATACAATTTCATTTCATTTCTGTCCCATAACAGTTTTGTAGAAATAATCAAAGCAAGGATATATCCAAAACCCTGCTACCATATACCATGAGTATGAGGTAATCTCCCATACATCTTCCATCGCAATCCCTATAATGCACCAAATCGAAAAACCGGTAACAACTACACTTAACCATTTTAACGCCATTTTATTTCCCTCTATTGTATATCATTAATAACTTTAATAAATTGCTCTTTTATATCAACCGCACAAACCATTCGCAATGGAACATAAGGGCAATAGAACAAACCAACATCAACAACCCTATCAACAGCCCTAGCAGCAGCCCTAGCAGCATAATAAGCAGCTTCCGCAGCAGCTTCCGCAGCACTATAAGCAGCACTATAAGCAGCATTATAAGCAGCATTATCAGCAGCATTATCAGCAGCATTATCAGCAGCATCACTAGCAGCATCTAATTCTTCTTTTGTCGCTAATCCGTTAGCATACTTCTCTGCAACATCTAGAGCAGTTACACTGCGTTCATCTGTCATTAAATGTTGCACTTGACGACCACACCAGACAGCAAATAACCGCCACTCCTTGTCATATTCTGGTGCTGATCTACAGCACCACAATGCGTCATCAGGACCATTAGACTCAAGAATAGTCAAGAAACTCAACGGTTTATCATCTGCTTCAGTTTTGCCAAGGTGTTTTAATAACTTAGACCATCCATCGGCACAGGGATTATGTTGTCTGATTTTGTTTAAAGTTGTATGCATCATAATATAGTTTTCCTTAGTTATTTAATTTATGGATCTATTATAAACAGTTTTCTATAAATGTAAACTTTTATTTTTAACCTAATCCCACAAATTTTGGTAATATTTTCCGAACAATGTAAACCCGTTTTGTATTCTTGCTTGATATGCTTTGATGCTATCCCAATCGTATTCTAATGTATGCTTTGGTCCGTGTATTACTTCCCAAGTATTTTCACCTTCATATTGATAATCAGATTCAACCCAATTTGTATCAGAAACTCCAGTCTTGAACTGATCCATCCAATTATCTTCAAGTTTAGTTTCAAATGCAAAAACCATTTCTCCTAACACCCAATCCCATCTCTTAAACCAGTTATCATCAGTATCCCATTCATTCTCACATCTGGGAGCATTCATAGATTTCAGTTCGTCTGGAACATCTTCATCATCAACATATGGAGCACCTTGTTTAGATTCTTGTAAATGCTTTAGCATTGGTAAGATAATAGGAGCCAAAGTGTGATCCATGCTCCATGTATCCCAAGGATCTATCTTTACATATTCTATTTTTGGATGAATAGTATTAAGAACCTTTGTGTTCCATTCACATAATGTCTGTAACCATTTTGGTGGTTCATTTTTATATGCATCATAGTCTTTACGCCAATAGAAAAACTTCTCTAGAATCACATAGGGCGACACCCAATTTGAGCGATAATTTGACATATATATTTTCATTCTTTAACTCCAAAGTGTTCTTTTAATCCATCTGTAATTTGCTTTACCGCATCATTATATCCTTCATTACTTCCCTTGATATATGCCAATTCTTCGTAATGTTCTCTAGTAGGATTTTCTGGAATAAACCAAGCATTGATTGTTGTAGAATGATATTACGATACTTCATTAATACATTCTTGGATAATTAACTTGGCAAATACTTCCACATCAACTTCACAAGATTCGGAAAACCACGAATCCATAAATCCTGCTTCTTCAGCAAGTTCTTTAATTTTCTTGTTCATTTTTTTCTATATATCCATAATTGCTTTAAAAACGCTGTCTACTTTTTGTTTTAAATCACGGACTGCTATGTTGTAACCGTTGTCGTAACCTCGTTTGTATGCTTCTACCTCTTGTTTATGGGTTAAGTTACTTCCACAAGTTGGATCATTGTGATATTGGGCATAAGGGTCAGTATGATTTTCAACTAATCTAGTACCAAGAGGACCACACTTACGTTCTCCATCGGTAAATCTATCAAAGATTTCATTCCTACTCATCATCTACTCCTATTTCATATGCAGGTTTTGCTCCTGATAATTCTCTCATTCTTTTTAGTAAATTATCCAAAGGTTCTACCTTCATACACCTACAACAATTAATTGTAATGGGATGAAATTCTTTACCCGAATCAGATTCTTCCCAAGTATCAAGGAACTTTTCAAAGAAATCCTTGACAAGTTTTTGTAGTTCTTCTCTATCTTGTAGACAATTAGGCATAATTATATTTCCTCAAGTGGTTCTTGTTTGGGTAATGCCAATACAACATCATAGTTCTTATATTTCAATGATTCATTTAATTCCATTGAACGAATTTCACAATCATATTTTCCACCACGCCATTCACTTTCAAGTTTGGCTTGTTTGATTGCATTTTCTTCATTATCAAATGCACCTACAACATAACTATGGGATTCTCTATTACCCCACCGATATGCAGTCACAACATATATTTTCATTCTTCACCTTCCAATTGCTTTAACTCTAACTAAAAATGCTTCGGCATAAGTGCGATTCAATTCTAACTCAAATAGAGCAGATTTATACTTATCATCTATATGCTTATTGTGACTTATTTTTTGAGATTGTTTAGCACACTTAGTCACTGCTTCAATTGATTCATTGACCAATCTAAGCATTTCAATTGCTTCTTTATCCTTTAAAACCTTAATGTTATTCCAAGCATCTTCTGTAAAATTTACATATTCTTCTACCATAATCATTTACCTTTAAGACTTTCATTAATCCTAGTAATCATCTGCTCAGGAGTTTCTTTTAGTTCTTTTGCATTAATCCATTCTTGTAAACCATAATTCTCACTTGGACTTGCTTCAGATTTATAATTACATATTTCACAATAAACACCATAATGTTGAATAAATTTAAATGAAATATATTGTCTTAGACCAACCTTCCCACACTTGTTACAAATTTTGGTTGTTTGGGCAGGATTTCTATCTCTCATGGTTTAACCTTTACAGATATTCATTATTCAATTCCAAAATGCTCTTTTAAAAGTCCGGCAAAGTATTCTTTACGATGCCTATCTCCGCAGTTCATAATAACATCAATACATTCTTGCACTACTGATTCTCGTGTGTACATATTGTATCTTTCACTGTATGGTTTGTCACCTGTAAGTTGCCATAATGGTACAAGGTTGTCTATTACATCACAATCCTTATTAGGGCAATAGTCGCCAATTGCGGAAAGGTTTTGTAGTTCTGTTTTGCACTTAGGACAAGTTTTCATATTATTCATACCAATTAGCATATACACTATTAAAAAACTCAACAAATTCTTCTAAAAATTCTGCTGCCTTATCATTACTGTCGCCAAGATAATCAGCTTCATCGACAAACCATTCAGCTTTTTTAAAAAATATATCGAATACCTTATCAGGGATGCTTGATTTGGAGTTTCTTAATTCAGCATACCAAGCGTCATATATCTTCTGGCTATGTTCATTAATTGCGTCCATACTTGCTTGACATAAATCTTCATTTTCCCAAACCATATCTACTACTTTAGAAAACTTCAGTGCTTCGCTGATATTAGTGAATGCTTTACTTTCTCCCTGTTTATATGCCCACCATACGTATTCTCTGTTTATTAATTTTGGATAAGGTCCTGCTTCTTTTACAAATTCTTCATATTTTCTCATAATATATATTTCCTCATTTATTTAATTTATGAGTCTATTATATCATGTTTTCTGAGAATGTAAACGTTTTATTTCACATTAAGTGAAATATTTTCACAAAGTATCTATTCACCTGAGTCTTCAAGAAACTTCTTTTCTTGCATAGTTAATTCTTTCCAGAGTTTTCTTGGATTACTACACATAATACATTTGGGATTGCCACAATTCATTACATTGGACTTGTGCAATTTATGAGGAACTTTGACAGGAACGCCATTAGATTTAGCGATTTCTAACTGGCGTTTAATATGATTATTTTTTTGCCTTAACCTCTTATCTTTAGGAGTTTCCATTACACATCATATTCACTTTTGTAATTTGCACCTTCAATTCTAAGATTAACTACCTCAACGAAATCCCTTAATCTTGCTATATGATAATTGGTACTATTGCTATTGCTAGATATTTTTATAGATATTTCCTTTAATAAAATAGCATACACTTCTTTTTCTTCTTTAGTCATTTCATTCATAAATAATTTCCATAAATTCAATAAGTGTTTCTGCCCAAGTTTTGTGTAGGATAGCATGTCCACCTCGATCCCTCCATTCTAAGACGTTAATTAAAGTATCATCAATCAGTAAACTATCGGGCGTAGCATATTCTTTTTTAAGTTTCTTGCCAGCAACAAAAATAGCAGGATATGTAACTTCCCACTCTGCCAACCAACTTTCTTTTTGCTTGGATATATCCTCAAGATATTTTTCACAAGCACCGGATGATAATATCTTGATACTAAACTTTTCACCAAAACACCAAAAGAAATGACTTGCTTTGATATAGTCTGGCATTGGATCTAAAGTAGCAAAATGACCATCCTTAACAAACTCACCAAATCTCTTTTTGTATTCTTTCTTTTCCTTGCCTTTGCTGGGATAATCTACTTCAGGAACATCTTTATATAATTCATAGAACCGTTTCTTAAAATCACATAAGACACCATCCATATCTACATAAATTGTTTTTATTATCACTTTGTATCTCCAATTAACAGCAACATCCGTATAGATATTTCTTTCTAGATCTATAATATGCATACACAGACCCTAATACAAAAATCCCCATTACAGACATAATCAAAATTTCACCGGTCATAAACAATGTAATAAAAAACACTGTTGATAATGATAGAACCATTAAATCTGTTATCGTTATTAAAAATCTCTTCATTTTACCTCTTCTGTATTAACGCACACTGCGGTTTTAATATTTTTGTAGTTACCTACATCGGTTTTTTGAATCAACGCTGATTCACAATCTGATGCACTAGGATATTCATATATTTGGATTTGACCGGTAAACAACACAATTAATAATAGATACATTAGTTTTTCCTTATAGTAGTAACACCCCAATACATCATTACAAACCCTAAAGTTCCCCAAAATAAAGGAACAATTCCATTAATGTATGGCGAATTTTCAACTGCTCCTACTGCTCCAAAAATCATAATGAATCCCATGATAAATCTAATAGAACCTTTCATTTTTTTATATCCTCTTTAATTAATTTATGTGTCTATTATAACATTATCTCAGGGAATGTAAACGTTTTATTTTGTTAAATACACAATAATTGATAATAAACATACTATATTTAGAGTGATAGATGTAACGAATAAATCAAATTTCAGATTTTCAGATTTAGAAACTTTTAATTTATTTGTTTGAATTTCTATTTTATTAATTGCCTCTTTACATTGTATATTAGTTTCAGTTAAGTTTAAAAGTTTTTCTTTTAATAAACTTAGTTGAGTACTTTGGTCTTTCAACATCATTAAATATCTTTCGGCTCGTTCTTGTTCAGATGCAAAATAGAAATACTGGATCCATTTGCCTTCTTCAGATTCTTGCATGCCTGCAAAACCCGATTTATATCTTTTCATAATATTCCTACCTTAATTAATGCTATAGTAGTTATCGCCATAAGATTTAATGCGGTTGATATAACTAACAAACTGAACAACTTATCATTCCTCATTTTAAGTTCTGCTATATCTTCCTCACAACAATCAACAAGATTTTGAACATCTTGTTGCATTTGTGCTATTTCTTCTTGATACACGACAACTTCTTCATTGCGTTCTTTGATAACATCAAATAAAGATTGCTCGTTCCAGTGTAAGATATTTTCGGCATCTTCATTTTTGCACCAATATCCATCATCAGATTTTATCATTGGTCCTACATTACCGAATTGTTGATTATATCTTTGCATGTTAATACTCCATAAGGTCTTCATCAAGGGATGTGACAAATACATCAAATTTTTGTTCATCAGTCCAAGAAGAACCGTAATCGTTATCTTTATCACAGAGGTTCAACACTTCATCTTTACTTATAACTCTATGGGATACAATAGTTTCACCAAGAGATAATTGAGAAAACTCCTTTGCTTCATCGCAAGATACAGTATCCAATGCCCAATCTGAATGTCCTGCAGGAACTTCAACCACATATCTCATACGATATGTTTGAATACATTCTACTAATACTAATTGTGTTTCTTCACCCATTTTGATAATCCCCTCTAGCATTTTTAAATCTGATTTCCATATTATTGAAACGTGCTTCCCAAAGTTCATTAAGTTTTTTTAACTTAGTGACTTCTTCTTGAAGTTCTCCTATCAACACATCTTTCGCTTCTTCAATTGTCATCATTTTTCCTTAGTGAAAATGAACCATCATTATTGTCTATCCAAGTTATCTTATCATCAACTTCCCAACCAAGTTCTTCGATTAGTTCGGCTGGAATCTTAAAAAATAGTTCACCTATATAATCTTCAACAAGACTTTTATATATTTTCATGGTTCACCAGTTTTTCTAAATCTTTTTTCAATCGTTGATGAAAAGTTTCTTCACCATCATCATCGGCAAGTAACCAATCGATTCTTTGAGTATAAGTTACTGCCCGTCTTAAATACCATACTGCCAGTTTAAATTCTTGTATGGTTTCGTCGCTGTAACCACGACCTTTGGTATCACCCCAATCATTGAGGGTTTTATCATCATTATAAAAGATGATATCTTCAATATCACCGATAGTTTGATCCATTCTATATTGGATATAATCAAAAGTTCCGCCAGAAATAATACACCTCCACTTGGTTAAAATAAACTACAGTATTTCTTTACTTATTGATCGAAAACCTCTTTTAGTTTATTATATGTTTCAAGATCAAAGGCTTGTAGTTCTTTTAAACCTTCTCCGTTATTTTCTATTAATGTTTTTAAAAGATCAGTATATACTTTAATTAGTGAATTTTTCTCATTTGTGGCAATTAGTTCTAGTATCGCTTCATCAATACGCTCGTGTATTCCTATGGGCACATCATACTCAGACCAATAAGATGCAGACTCTTTTAGATCTAATAATACCGCTAGTGCTTTACTCATACTTCACCCAATATTAAACATATAAAAGCAGTAATCCAATATGATACTGGCATATTCCAATACCACCCAGCCCATATAACAAATGATATTAACACTTAACCACCTTGATGCCACGTTGCATTCTTATCCGGATTTCTTGCTACTGATCCGCACCATTCTTCCACCTCAAAATGTTCTCTAATTTCTTCATAAATGTCCAATGCATCGTGATCGGCAGCAACATTGGCACATTCCTTTACAATCAACTCAGCAAACTTTTCCAATTCTGATAAATCTAATTTGATAAGGAGTGAACCATCGTATGGTCTAGTAATAGTTCGCCCAGAAGATTTAGACAATATTTCCAAGAATTTATCGTTCATTCTTCAACTCCAAAATGGTCTAATATTTCATTACAACATATTCCTGCACCCATTCCCATAAGATGATTATCATCATCTTTGAATTGACACCCGCTTTCTTTTAAATACTCGTCTTCTAGTCTATCACATATACTAGCACATTCCTTCACAATCAATTCAGCAAACTTTTCGAGATCAAAATCTTCTAATGCAAACCTAAAACCTTCTTGGTATCCTGCCTGTTCTGCCAACTCTAAAAACTTATTATTCATTTTAATTCCTCAATAATTTAATTTATGAGTCTATTATATCATGTTTTCAGGGAATGTAAACGTTTATTTTAAAATAACAATATCCATTGGATCATAATGGATAACTTGGTTAATTTTATTATTAACCCAAACTAGAATATTACCTCGTCTAGATATATCAACTCTATCAATAACAAGTTGCTCGTCATTGTTTATAATAACTTGACCTTTGGTTAAATCACGAGCTCTATACGTTTTCATTTATTTCTTGTTTTCGTATTAGTTGAACATCAGCATTTGGTACGGCAAAGATTCTTGCTCTATATGTATAATCCATAGTATTAGGATTACTTTGTTTAGTAAATTCAATACAATTACTTTTCATCATTTTCTCTAATAGATATTGAACTAAAAATCGTTTAATTTCATCAGAATTTAATATACTCATTTCTGGAAATAATTCTCGATCAGTTTTCTCTATAGTAAACATTTCTCCTTTAATTTGAGCAACAGTAAATGGTTTTATTTCGTTATAACTTGAACCATTTGCTGTAGGCAGAGGTCTAGTAGTGCTACCCATAGCATTAACATCTATATTTGATGCACCTGTAGTAGCTAAATTTGTGTATAAATCACCCGAGTTATTTGGCGAAGTCATATCAATTCCTCATCCAAATAAACAATAATGTAACAACTGCAGCAAACAAACCAATAGACAAACCAACAATAGTATTTTGTAGTTTTTCTACCTTTTCTTCATTAACCAAAGTTTGGGTATCTCTTGCTCTCCAGGATTTTTCAACTAATTTATTATTGTCAAGTATACTTCGATTATAGTCATCATAAGTTATCCAATAACCATTAACATCTTCAATCATATCAACTGGGCCATGCTTACAGTTAAATCTTTTCATTTTTA